GTCGGACCCGCCAAAAGCGGGAAATGAACTCGGTTACTAACCTAATGACCATTGCGTCGTATCGACGAGAAGCGCTATTAGCACAGCAAGTGCTTAGCAACATATATGTTGAGCGATAGCGCGCCTAACGTACATAGAGACGCAAATTCCCATCTTATAAAGTATTTTTGCACACCGGATTGGGAAAAGCCGATGCAAGGTTGAGAACACCATTTAAATGGTCCATCCGTAGTCGACGGATAGCATTTTTCGTACTGCCGATAAGTGCAGTATCTGCCCGACGCGAATGTTTAAAATCGCGTGGATGAGTGTTTCAACCTCTTCGTCCTCGAGACCGTAGCGCAAATAAATTGCGGAGGTGTTATCGAGATGGGAGAGATTGATTGAGTCATAGTCACCGACGACGTCGGTGTACCGTAGAACCTCGAACGTGCTATCGTTCGGACAAAATCTCGCGCGCAAAGCGCCAATGATGGCGTTGGACGGTTGGTTCTTCAGCCCCCTGACGACACCTCCGATGAACCGGTCGGTTCTTTCGTCGGGCGTGAGGAAGCTGAAGGATGTGGGCGACATACCGCATTTAATGCAGTCTAAATCGCCGTCGCAGGTGCCCAGGCCTCGGAAGATAGTCCCGAGGTTAAGGTACGGATAAACACCGTCTTCGGCGACGAAGGGTGAGTGTTTTAGTACCTGTAGGCAATAGAAACCGGTGTGCTTATCAATCGTCACCTCATGGCCGACGACGGTAGCGGCCTCAGTGAAGAGTCGTGGATAGTTTATAGTATCATCCAACGACAAGAGATGCGAAAAGGCAAAAACGATAGCCTGACTAGAGACGTTGTTGCACAGTGTGGTGGTAGGCAAACCGGATTGTAGGGTGGGGTGAGAGAATTTGTACTTCACCCGGTGCGTTCGGTCCCTGGTCTCCAACACTATAGGGAGACAAGCGAGGTCAAGATGAGCGTCCGCAACTTCCTCAGAGAAATACGACTCTTGGACGTAAACGGAAAAGAACGAGAGACTCTCACAGTTGCGGTCGTTCTTGGCGATGTCACCGTTGAAGCACTCAAAGACGCCGTCGACGTTGAACGCGACGCACATATCGTCAGAACTAATGAAGGCGACAAGTGAGTCGGGGGTCATCCGGCATGTATCGACAGCGTCGAAGAAGGCGCATTTATTTTCGACGGTGTTCTCGGTGATTAAGTACGTTGCGCAAGACAACTTGCCAACCGACCACCGAAAGGGGCGTTCGGACGAGCAGGCTTTGACGGCGCAGGGGACGGTGGTGCTTATGATGGCGGCTTTGCCGTACGCGACGACGCCGCGGGGACCCTTGGGTAGGCCGTCGGCGCCGATCTTAGCGGTCTCGTTAGTCTTCACTTGGAACTCACCGTGAGTGACGCGGGGTCCGGCGCCCTCGTGCACCAACTCGCCATTGTACCACCGCTGACGTTGTGCCCTCTTAGCGTGCTCGACGCTCACTTCCAATCCGCGTAGATAGCCTAAGTTCAAGTGGGTGTTGGCGGAACGCGCCTGCTCGAGAAACCACGCTTTGGACCCAAAAGCGATGTTTCGTACGGCATTGGAAAGGCCGTCGGTGACAGCGACGAGAAGACTACGGGAACAGAGGTTGATATACTCGGCCATCATCCTAGCGGTATACAGTGACGCTTCAGAGTCTCGGGTGGTGTAGAGGAGCGATTCGTTGAGGTTCCTGCTATCCGCACAGTCAGGCGAATATCTAACGAACTCACCGCGAACAATGAACCGCCCGCCGTTACATTTGTCAAGAGCATCCCAAAGCTTCTGGGGCCGGGCATTAACAATGGATGAGACTTGGCACTTTCCAAGAAAATCGTGAGTAAGGGAAGCGAGACGATGGCTATTAATTGCAAGCTGAGGTGGGGCGGCGACAAAAGTGCGTAACGTAGCAGCCTCATTCATGCTACTACTCGAACTATCCCATATGGTCGCCTGTTCATTGTGGAATTTGAGCATAATAGTGGAATGTCTGACCTGCGAGTCATACTTGCACGGCAAGAGGGGGATGTACTCACCATCGGGTAGGTCGGCAGAAGGAATATCAATGCCGTTGACGCGATTGGAAAGGACTTTGAAGTCGCCACGCAATGCCCTCTGGCCGGGAACAAAGGGGTACGGCTTGTGGGGGAGTTTGGTGAGGGTCTTCAAGTCCACCACTGTGTCACTACCAAAAATAGTGCAGGGGACATTGGGGTCAAGCAATCTATAGCTTGAGTGCGCGCGACCAAGGATATTGTCGACCTCTTGAGAGCTATTGAGGGCGTCATTTCGAGCGCAAAGGGCGAGAAAGCAGTCGACGGTGTCGGACGAGAGCTGAGGCACGCCGACGGACGCACTGGCGAGGGACCTCGCTCCCTTCATAATGGCGGAGGTCAGGGCGGTGTTACGGTATGTCTTCATTATATGTTTCCAAAGGGCAACATCAACCTGATACGTCGTAGTGATATGCCTGAACTCGGTGCCAGTAGTGGGATTGATACCGCAGTACTCAGAGATCTCAATCTCCTGGACGGCCGGTTCGATGGTGTTCTCGTGGTTGTCTTTCTCGTTACTCGAGACACAGTACCACCCGGGACCGTGTGCTTTGCACTTAACGATTTCGCCCTCGGACCCCATGAGGGTGAGGCCGTTATGGTGTAAAGTAGGATAACCGCCGTTAATATTGGCAAATATGGTATCATCAACGCTCCTCACGCGGAAATACGTTAACGTGGCGGGCGGTTCTTTGACTGCCGGAGGAGTTTCGACAGGAGCCCCCTGGCCATCTGGCTTACTCTTGTCGCCCTTCCCCGGTTTACCGCCGCCGCGGTGTCTCTTGTTGTTTTCCTTCTCAATATTGAATCCATAGGTGGTGCGTGAGCCGCTGTCGGAAGACCTGTCGGTATGGCGGTTTTGCGAGACCCTAGCCTGGGCACCGAATTTTTGACTCATCTCAGGTGAGAGGAACGGAAAATAGAAGGGTTAATGTTCTAAGGAGGGAGGGGGGGAATTTGTGGAAAAGGAGTTTGAGGTACTTAAAAAGTATGCAAAGGGAGCGGGTTGCACGAAGGTTTGTTGTGGGGGTTTTCTGTTTTGTGGGACTGCGTGGAGGTTACAGCTGCGACTTTCTTGAAGAATGGTCTCACCGGTTTATCCGAGGGGTGGTTGGTGTCGCCAACCAATATAGGCCGAAGGCCGTCTAAAGATGTGTGTATATACGAGTTACGGTTTTTTCATACTCGTTGAACCATTTAATTTTTAATGACTGAGTTGTCACCTAAAGTGGATACGGCCTAAGACGAAGTGGCGAGGAGACAGAGCGATTGTAACCTGCTAATTCATACGACCTCCAACTTTAGGAGTGATTATTTTTATTTATTTATTTTGTTTTGGTTTTTATAGTTTTTATATATACATCTTATTTGCAGGGGGGGGGGGTTTTCTTTAAAAATGGGTGACCCGGAAACCAAATGACCATACGGCAGTCGGAGCCGATTGTTAGTCTTCCTCGTTTAGTCACCCTGCGCGGAACGGCATACGCGCCGCGCGAGGGCGAACAATCGAGGGGGGGGACGTTAGTGCGAACATTAAAGTGTCGCAACGGAGTTATTCGGCCAAACAGATAGGCCGTTCCCGATGTCAACGAGAATGAGGTCAAGGGCGCCTGCTGCGGTGATGGCAGGGCCCACGGTGTACGTGATGGTCGGCGTGACACTGTTTGACGTGACGGTGTAGTACGCTACGGAGGTGAAACCGGAGGTGGTCGAAGTAGCCGTCCCAAACGTGGTATACGTCTGGAGCGCATTTATCGCGGTGAGACCGACTGTGGCGACGGTTAGTGTCACAGCTGACGCGGCGGCTGCCTTTGACGAGATGATTATCATGAAGGTGTCACCAGTATCTGCACCATCGAACGTGACAGTTGGACCACCTAAATTCCCGATATAGAAGTTCGAGCAAGTGCCTTGGCGGACACCCGTCTGCGGAACTCCTACAGGAACAGTGAGAGTGCCATAGGTAATCGGCTGTAAAACGACGCTGTTTATGGGCTGATTGAGGGACCAGTGGGCGTACCCGTACTTAGCGGGGCTCACATGAGGTCGAAACAACTCGATGTCATACGACACCCACAATTCACCAAGGTTAATTCCAGCCGCAATATTTGTAAGCGTAGCGACATTGAAGAGACCTATATCGGTGGTTGTAGGAGGGAGAGAGCTGGCGCCAGAGCGGATGTAATAATTCGCTGTAGCGTTGTTCGCGCATTCCACCCCATAAATCATCGACTTATCGGGTCGAGCAGAGACTGCAAAATCACTGTTTTCCATTTGCGGTTTTGACGTGTAGGGGGGAGCTCCGGCGTTGTACTCCATCGCAAGCACAACTGAGCCCATGGCGGGTGTGGACGAGTAAGGGCTAGTCGTGGAGACAAACTCAAATACCAATCCATGCATGTGGTACTCCTCGAAATTCGAGGCAATCTGGGAGAGAAAGGGGAAGGTGTTCGACAAGCCCGGGTTGATAGCAAAAGAGGTATTGCTGAAAACCCCAGCTGTGCCGACGAAGACATCTTGGAGATACTCGCGGTGGCGCAACCGGACTGATGTCTTCGAGTCAGCGAAAGAGGCATACTCGGAAGCACCGGACGCTTTGACAAGCGAATTGTGAGTAACATCGGAGAGGTTCGTGGCATAGTCTCCGGTGCCGATGAGCTTGGAGAAACGTGAGGCGAGAGCGCGACCGGCGGCGTTGCCGCCAGACATACCAGCGGCGTTGCCGAGGTAGTTACCGGCAACGCCACCCGCACTGATGATGGCGTTTTTCACGAGTGGAGTGATCGTGGACTTCACGCTCTTCATGAAGCTGGCGTAGTCACCACTGCCAGCGATTTGTAAACCGCGCATCGCGGAACGGGCAGAGCGCCTGTTTTTGGTTTTGTTTTTGTTAGAAGTTTTATTCTGTGTAGGAGGAATGTATTTTCACAACGGAAGTCGCAACATCAAGCGACAACCTGAGGCACGGCACCAAAGCCAATATGGTGCATTTTAACACGCGTGCTACCGACTAAACGGTCACGTGGTGTTCTCTTTACGCCGTTGGCGACGCAGGGAACGAACTGCGCTAGCTGCGAGTGTATGCTGATCGCCTTAGTCGGATGGCTAATCTTCTGGTATAATCACAGCACACTACCGTAGGTGTACCGGTGAAAGACACTCGGATCCATGCGGTATGGTGGGTTAATTTTTATTTTGTTTTGTTTTATTTTATGTTTGTAATTTAGTTCTGTGATCTGATGGGTGCGCGCAGCGCGATAGCAATACACGCAGCAAGCGTTAGCGGGGACGCAGCAAGCGTTAGCATCACAGTCCTATTACAATTTGCCATGGAGCACAAACACAGGGATATCGGAGGTACCCGTTCTTAGTGCGCCATTCTCGGCATGTGTGATGAGCACTAGTTGGAGCATAAGCTCCCAAATCTGGCCTGGAGTACGAAATCATCAAGAAGTGATTTGGTACGTGTCAATGAGCGTGAAACACGACGTGAGCAATAGCTCACGGCGTCACACTCGCGACTTGTCAATCCACCTTACATACTACGACCGGCGCTCGGTCGTAGTAATCCAATTGCCATACAGCTTTCAGGAGTCAAGGTTTGGGGTGGACAGCGCTAGCACAAAGCTGCTAGCTCAGTTCGCACGGCAGCTGCCGTGATGTGAACAGGAAAAACACTTAACTTTTCAG